TCTCCAGCTTTACTTTCAAACTTGTGTACATAACTATCACGATCTTTCCTGGCTCCTGCTATTAACTGGTAAGCCTTCCTGTCATCTACAGTAGGATAGAAGTTCTCATACATAACCCCCATATTGATAATACCAGGGTGAAGGTTTACAAGATTTTCTTCATGTAAACGAGGGAAATAGTAAAAATTTTCATAGGCTTTTTCGACCAGCTTATACAAAGCCTGTAACCCGTCATTGGTACTCGCCAGGAATACCGTGTATACCTGACTTGTGCGCCGTTTACTGTTTTCGGGTTTTGACACACGGAGTCTGACACCATATATTGCTTTGAAATCATGTTTCTTTGCCTCCTTCATTAGTGGTATATGAGCGAATGTATTATCATAATCCGCTACACCTAGCACCCCATTGAGTGCGTATTTATGTAATTCTCCCATTGGCATAAAGCATTGCCGGAAGGAGTGTTCAGTTTTTAGAGCGATGTTTATCATTGGCACCTCCTATATAAGTATGCGCTTATATACGCCTTATTCGCCCGTAGAGCGACGATAATTCTAAACCCCCACTCAGCTAGGTTTTTTCTTTTTCGCTTCTCTATAGGCTTCTCAGTTACGCTCCGTTGAGATTTGACCCCGATTCCGGCTGAAAAGTCCCAAATCGAGGAATTTTCCCAAAGACTAAGAATTAATGTCATTTTCTTTGCACTTATAGATTATATCATACATCACATCAATTAATTCATCATAATCATCAAATAAATCTGAGAAGCAATTAAAACTACATACTGCTCTATTATATAAAACTAATATTGGTTTTGGGGATTCATCAGCATAGAACACACTACCTCTTTTACCAGGATGACTGAGCTTACGTTTGCATACTCTACAAACTTGTTTATTATCAGTAATTGGATATTTGAGATATGGTATGTCCATTATGCTAACCCCTTCTCTGTCAGGTAATGATAGCAACGGACTAAGGCATGCACATCTTCTTTGGCACGGTGAGCCCCTTCAAACGGCTTTCCTGTTGCAATCGTATGGAGGTTAGTAAGAGTTATCCTGCGTTGCTCAATAGGCATTGAGGCTTCTACAGTGCATAAGTGGATCTTTGGCCAAGGGAAATTAAGCACCCGCTCAATCCTCAGCAACTCATTAGCTACCATGGATCTATCAAAAGCCAGGTTATGGGCTATCATCATCTCAGCACCTAGAAAGAAGTCTGCCAAGTCTTCCCATATATCAATAAAGGCAGGAGCATCTTTAACCATTTCATTAGTGATCCCTATTTTATCCTCCAAGAAGGATGGAATTGGTACTGGAGGTTTAACCAGAGTTCCATACTCACCTATCATGTTAAAGTCTTCATCTATCTTGGTACAATGGATTTCTGTTATGTAAGGTTGAGCGGAAAGCTCATTAATTTCAGGCTTGAGTAAGCCAGTGGTTTCGTTATCAAATAAGATTTTATGCATCAGGATAGTCCATCTCAATTATCATGTCTATTATATGTTTTGCTTTCTCTAGATCTTCTTTGCCATTCTTATCCCTATGGCGGGTTACATACTTAATTACTGCAGATTCTCCAGAGCGGAGTTCATTCTTTTGGCAATACTCAAAAGGTTGGATTGCTAGGTCTTTGTAGTGACCTCCACCAACCTGTTTGTCAAGAGCTGACATGTTTTTCTCCATTTCAAATGTGAGTGAAGGGGCTTCCCACCCCTCTGGTCGTTTGTTCTGGTGAACGACTAACCCAGCCCATAATCTCACGTTGTGGAGGTAGAGGGGACTTACTGACTACCTACTATGCAGCTTCAGCAGCAGAGTAATTGGCAGCAATATTATTGCACAGATTACGTACATTCTGATGCATCTTCTCGTAGTTCTTGACGTTCTGAGAAGTTTCATCATTGCCTTCCTTACCATGAATGAAATTATGAGCTTCATCTTCAGTCATTGCAGGATTAGCAGCCAGGGCATCATAGAACTTATGAACAAAGCTATTACGCTGAGCACCTTCACCTTTTGGCTTCTTCCAGGACTCAACTTCATTCTTCTTTGCCCAGGCACGGATCAGAGAGGCAGCAGACTTATCAGTAATACCAGTGCCACCCTCAACAATTTCTGCTACTGCTGATTCAAAGCCAGTTTCAGTAGAAATATCCAGGTCATCAACATCTAAGACTTGAGCAACAATCTCATCCTTTTCTTCCTTGCTGATTGCCATACCAGCATCAATCAGATATTGATTGTACAGGCGGGTAACATTCTTGAATGTTGCACCAGCACCAATCATAGACATCTTGATTGAATCTTCAAGTTCATCACCAGCAACTGCATCATCAAATGCTACACGAATCTCATCAACAGCTTCCTCATCTTCCAGTACTTCAGCAGTGTTTTCATCATTCATTTTTATCATACTCCAAGTTAATTAAAATTAATAGCTTTATTTAGCTACATAGCAATTGTAACCTATCTGGCCAGGAAAGTCTACCTTTTCATGATTAAACTTTCTTATATCCCAATAGATTCTATTTATCTCAAAATGAGAAGTCAGTTATAACTGGATATTTGTTATGTGTATCTACTTGTATCCGATTTGGTGACTTCAAATCCTGAGAATCCTTTATGAGCTGAGCAGCACTTTCCGCTTCAACTCCCCTGTATTGAGCCCAGTGTCTCGCTTTATGACCTGCATAACCTTTATGCTCAATACATACATATTCTTTGAATTGCCTTAGCCCACATTGATAGGTAACTTTCACCATATCTGGGCTATTGGCTTTCTCATGTAGAGAATATACTACATCTGATACTTTGAACCATCCATTTGTCTTTTTGGCTATTACTTCCAGGCTGCCTGAATGAGCTGTTAAAGCGGTCTTGAATTCAAACTTATAACCGCAGTAGTCACAGATTTTAACAGAGGGATGGTGCACGGTATTACATTCTGGACATTTTTTGGTAATTGGATCTCCACCCTTTTTAGCTTTGCCTGGCTTTCTGACATGGACATCATTAATGGGACCAAGACGCTCAGTGTTACCAGCAAAATCAAGAATGAGACAGTGATCCTTATTGGGAGCGATTCGTAAGCCACGCCCAATGGTCTGCACATGTACGACAGGTGATTTTGTAGGCCGTAATAGTGCGATAAGGTCAATCTCTGGATCATCAAACCCAGTAGTGAGCACATTAACATTAACCATACACTTAAAGATACCAGACTTATAACTATCAATAACCACCCTGCGATCGAACTCCATCTTAGAGTGAATAACCATTGTGGGAATTCCATTTTTGCTTAGCTCCTCTGCTATATGTTCAGCATGTTCTATATCAATGGCAAATATTAACCATTTTTTATAGTCCTTGCCTTTGGTTATAATTTCTTGAACTGCTTTATTTGTTATATGTTTTACATCAAATTGTTTAGACATTTCTTTCTTGTCAAAGTCACCTCCCATCATATGAATATTATCAGTATCAAGTTCTATATCTGTTGCCTGAGTCTTTAAGTTGCACAGATAGCCATCTGCTATTAGTTTATTGAACTTATGCATCTCAGTTAAATCATATACTAAATCATGAAAGAGTGAATCCTCTTCACCATATATGTATCCGCTTCCTAGCCGGAAAGGTGTTGCTGTTAAACCAAGATAGCGGGGATTATCTAATCCAGCAAAGAACTTCCTGTACATAGTATTCTTACCAGGTGGTATCAAATGACACTCATCTATGATTATAAGTTTATATGCTTTGAATAATTCAGGTGTCCTATATATTGACTGAATTCCTGCTACAGTTATTTGGTGGATCTGTCGTTTTCCCAAACCAGCCGAATACAGCCCCACATCTCTTTTGGTATGAAAACTAATGCTTTTATAATCTTGATCAAGAATTTCTTGTACATGGGATATCACCAATATGTGAGTTTTAGGCCATTTTCTCAGAGCCTTTTCAATTATATCAGAAGCAATAACTGTTTTTCCACTTCCTGTTGGGCAAGCCACAAGCGGATGTTTGCCCTTGTTCTTTGACATATAGTCAAAAACTTTTTGAGCTATTGGTTCTTGATATGGTCTAAGATCAAACATTCTTTTTACTTTCTTCAAATAAACTAACAACCCAAAACCACATAGCACCGAGCATGATTACGCCGACCATAGAGAGTGCAATCATTTGTAGGCTAGTCATTGTTTCAATGTCTCCCTCAATGTCTTCATAGCTTTATCAATGTGTGCGTCAATGAATGTCTGCCGGTTAGGGT